AGTTACAGTGCCGTCAAACGTACCACCCGCTGTAGCCGATACCGTATCAGCTATGCTAAACAAGTCATACACGACGATTCCGACTACGTCATTAACCGCCGCACCCGAAGTCAATGTAACAGACGTTCCTGTGGTCGCAGTGTAGTCTGTACCAGAAACGAGCTCCACACCATTAAGGGTCACATCGATGTATTTTGCATCGCTGTACTTTAGTGTCCCGCCATTATCATCTGCGCCACTAAACAATGTCTGGCTTGCCGTAGCGGTATAGTAATACCGATTACGAATGCCAAATCCGGGAGCTTTGCCTATATATGCCATGCTTCACCGCCCGTGCCGTCAGCTTTCTTGATTGTGTTGACTAAGAGTTCGCTCATGGCTTTGGATACTCCGCTTTAACAGCCGCAATGGTTTCTTTCCATGCGTCAATGCCTTCATGGTAAATCTGATCCAGTTGCTCTGCGATGGATGGGTAGGCTGTTGCACGATCCAGTTTGTATGGTGCGTTGTCTACGTCATACTGTGCTTGTAGCTCTGCAACCTTGGCATCAAACTCAGCCTCTGTTGGCTTAGTCACACCGTCCTGAATAACAATGGCGTGTTCCCAACACATACGCTGATCGTTTGGAATCTTGTTTCCGTCTGCGTCGAACTTTGCCCATCCATACCAGTTAGGAGTGTCAGGACGCAGGGCTTTCAGAGCTTGTTGTACAAAGTCTGGTTGCATCTTAGGTGTCTCCTAGTTTGATAAATGTAAACGACGTTTCATTTCGGTCAGTATTGCCTCTTACAGCACTACTGCCTGTCAAGGAACTGGTGCGAAACTTTATTTTTTGATTGGTGGTATCTGTAATATCTAAAACTAAATGTGCGGAACCTTGATTGCTTGTATCGGAAGCTCCTGAATTACCACCATTGCATATTGCATACTCTGTAAAACTACTGTTATCGGTTGTCACTTGAATACTGAGTTGAACCGTAGTGTCACCTCCTTGAGCAAGAAATTCGGCTGTAACAAGCACTAAATAAATGCCTGTCGAGGGGAACGTAAATATCCCAGAGGATTCCGTCATACCAGTGCCGATTGTTCCTGACGTTGACTCATCAGTTCTTTCAACATTTGCAATGTCTGCGGCACCAGTGGTATCTGAGGTAGCACGAAATTGATCAGCCATTGTAATCCCATTCGCAAAACCAGATGGGAAGTTGGCTACACTAGTGCCACTCGTCAACACCGTCCCCGTCTCATCCGGCAGAGTCAGTGTGCGGTTAGTTGCTGTGTCTGTACCTGTGACGGTATAAGTCCCGCCAGAAGAAACGTCTACTTTTAAGTCACCGCTGGTGCTTACATTTCCGCTAAAAGTTCCAGACGTTGCTTGGAGCGCCGCACCGGCAGGATGTGTGATCGTAGAAACTGGGGTGCCTGAGTTCACAACATAGATGTTATCTGTGCCTGTGACCGGCGCCGCTGTGAATGTCAGTGTGGTTCCAGACACAGTGTAAGCGTCTGTAGGTTCCTGCCTTACGTTTTCAACAAAGACCTGTACGCCATTAGTTGTCGCAGGATTAGTGAGGGTAAACGCTGTGGTACTACCATCACCAGAGAAAGTGTCTTTGGTAATCGCAGTAAAATTATCAGCAGGCTCATTACCAAAATATGCCATTAGGTGATCTCCAAGATTGACATAATCGCATCGATTGATGATGCGGTGTCTGACTTAACCTTAATACTATCACTGGTCACTAACACTACCTTTTGGTCGCCACCAACAACTACCAAAGAAGAACCCGCAGGGATTGGAGCATCTTTTACCATGTAGGTGTCGTTAGATCCATCATTGAGTGTAACGTCAGCAAGAACCTGTGACGCGGTGCGGTTAGAAAGCGTCAAACCAATAACCGTTGTTTGTGTAGAAGCACCAACTGTATATGACCCTACCGATGTGAGGGAAGTGCCGATACTCCGCGAAAGTTTTCTAGTAAACGTGTTTGCCATGTTTTACCCCAATGCGATTGCCAGTGCGACCGCCGTTCCCGCAGGTTCAGCACCTAGATTTGTTAAAGCCGCCGATGCAGTAGACGCACCAGTTCCACCATCTGCAACAGCCAAGTCGGTGATGCCACTAACACTGCCGCCTGTAATTTTAGCATTACTCATGGATAAGTTGTCGCTAATGCTTACAACTGCCGCACCAGAGCCTGCCCCATCACAATAAATAATCGCTGTTTGCCCATTTACTACGGTGACGTTACTGCCACTACCTTGGGTAACTGTAATATCACGGCTACCAGATAAAGCGTTTTGGAACAAGAAAAACACAGAAGAAGTGTTAGGACCAACAGTAAGAGTAACCGTGCCGCCTAAGTCTCCACCATCTACAAACTTAATGGCGCGGAACATGCCGTCTTCTACATTGCTTGCACCGGAACTAGGTGAGCTAGGGCGTACATCGAGTGTAGAGCTAGTGCTAGAAAGAGTAACAGACTTGTAGCCTGTCAAGCGATCAAAAATGTCAAAGTTGAAGTTGGTAGTATCACCCCAACTACCTGACTGTTCACCCGTGGCGGGTTTTTCTATCGCTAAGTTTGTAGTAAAGGTACTTGGCATTTATCACTCCTACGCCGCAATTTCTTCCCAATTAGGTGTTTGCGATGGTGTTACAGAAGACCAACTTGGACTCTGCGCGGGTGATATACCAGACCAGTTCGGGTTCTGGTTTGGATCTATCTGACTCCAAACGAACACCGTACCAGTTTGACCCGTGGCTGAAACTCCTGTTGGAAAAACATTAGCATCAGCAACTACCGTCACAGTACCAGTTTGACCTGTTGTTGACAATCCCGTTGTTGGAACATTAGCATCACCACTTATTGTGGCTGTACCAGTTGCTCCAGTGGCGGCTTCACCTATAAGCTCAACAACGGCTGTTCCCGTAACTGTAACAGATCCTACCGAAGTTGTTGCCTCTATTCCGGTTGTCGGTACATCAGCCCCTGCTTGTACCGTAACAGAGCCTAAGTCAGCAGTAGCGGCTTCACCAGTAATCGGTACAACAATACCTGTTCTTATAGATACTGTGCCGACAGAACCTGTAGTGGCTTCACCTGTGGCCGAAACATTTGCATCAGCAACAATATCGACAGAACCAACACCACCAGTAGCAAAGAGACCAGTAGTCGGGACGTTTGCTTCGCCTTCTATGGTGACAGAACCAACACCACTGGTAGCGGCTTCACCTGTGACGGAAACAACGGCTTCTGCAACAACAGTAACCGAGCCTTCACTACCTGTAGCTGATTCACCAGTGACGTCTACATCAGCATTGGCCTGTACTGTTACCGAGCCTTCACTACCTGTCGCGGCTTCACCTGTAACCGAAGTATTAGCTTCACCAACAATAATGACCGAACCAACACCACCAGTAGCAAAGAGACCAGTAGTCGGAGCATTGGCGTCGGCGGTAATTGTGACACTGTTAATATCTGTTGTGGCAGACAGACCTGTAACGGTGACATTAGCATCTGCGGTAACTGTTTCTTCACCAACCGCTGTTGTCGCACTAACACCTGTCGGACTGATATTGGCTGTGCCTGTGATTGTGACACTGCCTACATTACCTGTGGCAGATAGACCTGTCGCTGGGACGTTAGCGTCAGCAGTGACAGTGGTAGAACCGACTCCGCCTGTGGCAGACAATCCCGTGACAGATACATTAGCATCACCTGTTACAGTTTCGTCACCAACCGAGCCTGTAGCTTCGAGGCCTGTGACAGATACATTAGCATCACCCGTGACGGTAACACTGCCTACATTTGTGGTAGCCGCTAAACCTGTTTCAGTGACATTTGCATTCGCGGTAATATTTACAGAGCCAACACCACCTGTGGCGGATAGGCCAGTTTCTGGAACATTAGCGTCAGCAGTTACGGTTACAGAGCCAACACCGCTAGTTGCTGATACGCCTGTAACAGCGACAATCACTCCGGTATTAACAGTTACGGAACCAACACCACCTGTGGCGGACAATCCAGTTTCAGTGACGTTGGCATCTGCCGTAATACTTACGGAACCAACAGAACCAGTAGCAGAAAGACCTGTCTCAGAGACGTTGGCATCTGCACTTACAGTAACAGATCCAACCGCCCCCGTAGACGAGGTGCCGGTTAGGGATACGTTTGCCTCTGCAACAATCGCAACAGATCCAACCGAGCCTGTCGCCGCCAAGCCCGTATTTGGAATGTTCGCCTCTGCAACAACAGAGACAGAACCAACGCCTCCTGTAGCGGAGACGCCTGTTACTATTACCGTGACATCGGTAGCAGTGGGTTGACCCCACGCACCCGATGACCAAGTATCGCGCCCCCAACCGAGTGCCATTACAGCACCCTAGCTATGCTATGCGAATGATAGCGTTAGAAGCGTCAGCGGTAGGGAACTGGATAGTGAAGTCACCGGCTGTTGATGTTTTATCAGTCGGACCAAAATCCAAAACGATGACTGAGTCAGTCGTGCCTGAACCACCGGCTGTTGTAGTGTTATAGATCAATGCGCCGTTTGCTGTGATTGATGCCGTCGAGAATGTGAGGTCTGCGAAATCAGTGAGCGCTGTTGTGCCGCTAGAGCTTGGATTAACATTTGTTAACGCGGCTCCGCCAGCAGTGTACCCAGTACCCGACGTTTCACCAGTTGTAGTGTAGTCGGTAGTTGTAGCGTCTAGTGACGCAGATGCGGCTAGGTACAGAGCAAGATTAAATGTATGCCCTGATGTTCGAAAATCGTGTTTACCTTCTAGCAATTCCTGCTTGAAAGAAGTACACATTGCTTGTGTAATTGCCATGTCAAAGTCTCCTTATGAGTTCGGCGAGTTCTGGTTGACCTGCATCCTTGAGGGCATTATATACAGTAGTTCTGTCACTACGAATAGCCTCCCTCATATAAAAAGCAACCACTTTTTCAATGTGAGCTTTGAAAGCGTTCGCTTGATCTCTGATTCCTGGATGAGCAGAATCTGAGACAGATATAATTTTGCGAACGCAACGTTCAGCAACTTCTTCAGGCGTAAAACCACGCCCTTCTGTTGTTTCAACAACCACAAAGGGTTCTTGTGGAACTTCTAGCTTTAACTCAAACATTAAGTTCTTGGCCTTTCTGGTAATCCACGACGGTAAGCATCAGCGTTTTCACGCGCTTCCGCTAAGTCTTTAATGCGACCAATAGCCTCTATAAACCGACCATTGTACAGATCCATCAGATCTTTTTCGCCCTTCATAAAAGTATATGCTTCAACAAGACTTCCGTACAGCATAGCGTTAGGAGCATTTTCGCTGAGCCATGTTGTACCTGAGCCGCCTGCCGCAGTCAAACTAGATGGGCGGTAATAGTAGTGTAACTCTACCGCGTAATCAGCATCGGGCGTAGGCGCAACAATAAAGTTGGTCGTGTCAAACCGTGCATAATATCTAGGTACACCTGTTACAGTTGCATCAGGAGCAAACTCTTGGCAAAAGTTTACGTCTTTCTGTAGCAAAAACTGCTTACCACCAGACACAGTAATAGACAAACTAAACGAAGCCAAATAATCCGCAGGGCAGTTAAGGTACTGATTGCCTGTAGTCATAGTGGCAGTTTGGTTACGGCGGAAATACTCTAGATCAACCGTGGTGAAAATACGCTGTTCGGCAGACTCAATAAAATTATTTAAATTATTGACAAACGTGGTCTCTGTGTTCTCACAGTAGTCCTGTATCGCCTGCTGTAGTTCGGTCAAGGTATAGCTCATGAGATCACCACTGTAACTAGCCCTACCTGCGTGATCGCTTGTAATGGCTTACTTACATTAAACACATTTTCACCAACAGCCACAACCATTGGCTCAACTCTAGCAGGGCGTGGGTCGTACAACGCCTGAGGTTCAAACGGTGGGGGGCTAGGCTCTAGCTGAGGGTGCTTGGGTTCATAGCACTCTTGGCAAACCCTTAACCCATTCCATTCTTTGCGTAACTCTAGGTAGCGGTACTCAAAACCGCAACGGTCGCATATCGCAAGTGAATGTTTTCCAATCGCATACTTCATGAGATAAACGTATAATAATCTCTGCTTGGTGTAAGGCTCAAGCTCGCACGGTCACGGTCTTCTGCCGCCGCCCGCTCAAACTCTTCTTCGTACACCGCTTTCAAAATCTGAATACGATCTGGTGCTTTTTTCATTGCCAGATAGTACGCCAACCCCGCCGCGAGACAAGGATAAAACCGAAAAGGAAGATCCAGGGTATTGGTTTGAGTGTCCGCATCATCCATACGCACAAGCCTGTCATACACCAAAGTGTATGTCGTCGCACTGTCTGGAGTCGGCCACAGTTTAATTTCTGGGTTAATCTGCCGATCCATATAATACTGCGTAGGACGTGCCTGTGTGTTTTTGCTAGGGATATTGATATAGGCATCCCTACTTACACGCGTCAAAATAATATCTGACTGGTTAGACTGCCCTGCATTCGTGCGGATAACAGCACTCAACACATCAATCGTATCTGCACCCAAAGCATAGTTTGCTGTACCCGCAGTGATCGCTGTTGATGTTTGCTCGATTGTCCAACGGTTTAAGCCTCGGTTAGCCCAGTCTGCCAAAAGCAGGTTAAGCGACCTCTTTGCGGTTTTAAGGTCGTAACCAGTACGCACCTCAGAGCCGCAACGCTCAAACGCTTCCTCGATGTAATCAGCTACATCAAGTTCAAAATCTTTAGAGCCAGAAGTCGCCATGAATTAACCCCTTATGAGCAAGGTCCTTTGACCAGTTTGCCGCCGTTTTTCATTTTCTTACGCGCTGAGCCGCCATAAGACATTTTCTTACGACCCATCATACCGCCGCCCATTTTCTTTGCGCGACCTTTGTTTTCTTTCATTTCGTCCATTTCTTTCATGCCTTTCATGATTTTGCACTCCGCTTTTTGGGTTTCATAATATGTGCATCAACTTTAGCGGCTTTACCACCAGTCAATACACTGTTTACTCGCGCCATTGCCCATTGGTTTGGCGTAGTCCCTGGACGATGCCCAGTCTTGTATGCCGCAAGCCCTTTACGGTAAACCTGAGCCAGTTGACCCGCAGTTACCTTTTTGCCCTTTTTACGAGCGGCTTCAGCCTTGTTTGCTAGAGCTTTCTTTACGCTTTCACTTAGTGCCATCAAGCTCTCCCATACGTTTTCTTAAACTTCTTGGTGTACTTAGACTCTTTAGTCTTGCGTCTTTTCCCGCTCGCCGTAAAGTCTGTTTTAAACTTATAAGCCGAAGGGTCATCATCTTTTTTCTTACGGTTACGCTCAATCTCTTTTTTACGCTTCGCCTTTTCTGCAGGACTCAGCCCCGCTAGATATTTCGCAGGAACTTTGGCTTTTTTCCTCTTAGTAGAGGGTGCTTTAGTCACCTGCTTGCGTGTTTGAGACCGAGTAATCGCCATCACTTACTACCAATATGTGCAATAATTTCAACTAAATTATCACTACTAAGAACACCTGCGAGTACGAGCGCACCTGCCAACATCCACTTAGCTTGAAAAACAGCCTTTTTGACATCTGTCATATCACTGTGCAACTCATCTACTTTGCTCATGATATGTTTCTGCTGTGTTTTCCACTCTGTAAACTCAATTTCCAGATCATGTAGGTCTTTATCAGCCATGAATTTCACCTCACCATGCCTTACAAGACCAATACCGCGCACTGAATTTATCTTTGGCGGTTGAGCAGTTGTGCCTAGCCCTAAACGACTTACGTCTCGCGGGCTGATCTTTTTTAATAGACATATTAGGGTCACCAAACCGAACGAGTTTGACTTGGTCGCCTTTTTTGGCAAGGACTGCTGATTTCTTGGAACCGTTTGGAGTACGCTTGGGTTTATTATAGCCACTGAAAGTTTCTCCCCTGTACTGTAACTTCCCGCTAGGCGTCCGCTTTACATTTTTTGTTGAAGCCATTACAAAGCATCTCCGTTTTTAATCAGTATCCCCTCAAACACCGCCGAAATCGCATTGTTTTGGTTTTTGCTACATATAGCACGAACTTCAACATCCGACTTTTCGGGGACTTTTAGAGGTTGGGTAAACGGGAAAAGAATTTCTGAGCCGACAAGATCGACCTTAACTTGGGTGCGGAAAACACCTCCAGGACGACGAACCATAAAACGAACGGTCATGTACGCGCCTGAAGTATCTGTACCATGTGTTGCCACACCCTGTGTGACATACAGGGTTTGACCTACAGGAACAGTGTACACAGCCATGAGTGTTTGGTTTTCACCTGCTGTGACACGAGCATACGTCGTACCGCTATTAGTGATATCGACATTGCCCGCAGGAGCAGTTGCACCACTGACATACGCCCTAAAAACTCTTAAGAATAAACCAGTCGTAGTGGCTGTACCACTCGCATTAAGTGTGACCTCTTCTTCTAGCTCTTCGTAATTAGCATCTAAACCGCTAATTAAAACCTGTACGCCAGAATCTGTTGCGCCACTTGCGCTTGTCGCTGTCATAGCAACAGCAGAAGATGGGTACGAGTACAGACCGCCTACGTCCCATACTGTTTCATTCGCATTGATGATTAAGGGGTTGTAACCATACTTAAAAAGAGGCGTATGGTAAGCAATTTGCCCACGAGAAACCTGAAGCTCAAACGGCTCTGATGTACCTACCCTTGAGATAGAACTTACTTCACGAGCCATTTGAGTCTCCTGTTAGTTAAAAAACACTGTCATCGCCGTAATGTTAGTAAAGGCAGAAACATAAATGTCTTCTACACGAATACCTTCAGCGGGGATGTTGACAGAGTGGGAGTCAGATGCAAGGAAATCTAAATCCAAAACGGTTGCTCCACCATTTCCATCTGTGATGGTCAAGCGAGGAGAACCAGTTGTTGTTAGAACCTGTATCTGACGGATACGCGCAGGACCAACAGAGGCAGAGCCAGTGGCAGTCAAACGCTTTGAACGAACATCAGATCCAGCCATAACGGTCTCCTATTAAGCACCTGCTGTTGCGCCAGTGTCTACACGGATCCAGTTAGAGCCATCTGAAAACACAAGGTTACCTGTACCATTGCCTGCTGTTTCTGATGCTTTGAGGGCGTCTGAAACAAAAATGATACGACCTGTGTTTGCTGATGCTGTAGGTAGATCAGCGAAAGCAATCGCAGTAGAAGTGAAACCATTGTTGGACACGACTGGTCCAGAGAAAGTAGTTGTAGCCATTTTGTACTCCTGTCTTGGCAAATGTCAGCCGCACTATGCGACTGTCAGGGACAGCTTTACTGTACTCAAAAAAGAAGGGAGGCACAAGCCTCCCTTCCACATCGTTTCACGTGAAACGATTATGCTCCTGGAGAGCCGAACACACAACGTGGGTCAGACACACCGAAGCTGTAACGCTCACGAGCTTTGTAGCGAACGTTGCCTGTTTCAAAGTCGCCTTCCATAGACGTCTTGATTGGGCTACGAACAAAATGCTTAAAGCCGTTAGGCGCATCAGTCTTGATGAAGAACGCATCTGGATCTGTCAAGAAATGGTTAACGACGTAACCATCTGGAAGCATACCCATGTTGCGTAGTGCGTTGACATCATTGTCTGCTGTAGACGGACGCAGATTAGAAGCCATCAAACGTTCAGCAACAAACTGAAGCGCAGGTGGGATAACCAACTTACGCCCTTGCAGAGCAATTTTCAGACCACGCTCATCAATGAACGCCGCGATGTCAATCAACGACTGCTCAAGTGATGTTTCGTTCAAGTCTGCCGCAGTAGCAAGCTCGTTACGGAAGTTACCGCCGCCCACAGTTGGGTGGTCAGTAGCACACAGCTCTTTACCGTCACCGATAGCAAAGTTGCTATCAAATGCGTTGTTAAGAACAGATGCCGCCTTAACTTGCTTAGTGTTCGCCATTGAACGAGCCAATGCACGAGTGTAGCGAGAGCTGAGTCGGTCGTAAAGGTTGTCCTCTACTGCCTCTTCAGTAATCGCAAACGCCAGTGCAATAGTTTCGTGTGTATAGCGTGAAGTGAACGCTTCGTTTGCAGAGTCATAACTGACTGCCGCGCCTTCACCCTTAACAGGTGCTTGACCGAAGCCTGCAAGCATTACTTCCTCTTCGAATGCACGATCCGAAGTTTCAGTGTCAAAGATTTCAGCATGCTCATTGTCATACCGATCGTACTCCATACCGAAGAGAGCGTTGAGTCCTGGCTCAAGTTCTTTCAGGAGTTGGGAGCGAGTAATAGCCATTTCCTATCTCCTTATACACCTGCACCAGTACCGTTAGCACCGTAACGATAGAAGTGGTTGTTAATCATAACAATCGCCAAACGACCCGCTACTGTTGCATCGTCGTTAGAAGGAGAATCTTCATAACCGACAATACGCAAGTTTAGCGTGTTCGTTGTGTTTGCAGTTGATACAGCCAGTTCCGCAGACGACTTACCAGTCGTTGCATCACCAGAAGTAGCAGTTGCAAAGTTAGCGTTTGCGTTAATCGCTGAATCAGCGGCGGCGGCGTTACAGTTGATCAAGAAGAGTTGATCAGGGTGTGCCGCAACCAAAGCTGTCGCTTCAGTTCCTGACTTTACGCTTGAGGTTCCAGGCCACTTGTTAGTGAACGTTGGAGTACCATCAAGTGCAATGTAGTTACAACCGATGAAAGCACCCAGTAGAGGTACAGTGCCGCCTGTGGCGGCTCCCACGATGTCAACCATACCATTGGCTAGAGGGATAACAGGACTACCTTCGTAAATAACACTGGAAGTACCCGCTGTCGCGCTAGTCTGGATTTTGAAGGTCATGACACCATTAGTGTTTGCACCTGCACCGAGCATTTTGTATGGACGAAGTCCAAAAGCGGCATCAAGATTTGCCATAGCTCAGATCCTTTTTAGTTATCGCCGGAATTGTTTCCGCCGAAAGTTACACGAGACTGCCTTTCAGGTTTGCTGATAGGCATAGACGGATGTTGTTCCCTCATGAGATCATTATCTACAGCGGTCATTTGGTCAGCCGTTTGCTGACGGAAATGTGATGTGCGCTGAGAACGAGTCTCTTCAGGGAATCTAGCAAGTACCAGACCGCCAACCCCGATCACTCCGGCATGTTTGCCGTCTTGAACAGTAGGGGCTTCAAAATCAGGGTACTCATCAGCGCGAACAAGTTCAAAGCCTTCGCGGAGGCGGGCAGAAAGGTTTTTCTTATCGTCAACACCCATGATAGATTCACGGATCCAACGATGAACGTACCCCTCTGGAGCAGGTGGAGCGTCCAGTGTAGACGGTGGTCGCCACGGTTTAGCGCGGCTTGTTTTTTCCCTTGATTGGGTAGAGCGTGGGCTTCTATCGGTCATGTAACCTTCCTCACGAATTTTGCATGCGAGCGACTTGCTTCGCATATTGTTCTAAACTTACCCCAAGTTTATTCGCAATAGCAACCTGAGATTTTGATAATTTTACCTTACCTGAGTTATTTTTGCTCGAATTACGAGTTGCTCCGGCAACGGCAGGACCACTTCTCGTCGTTCTTGGTGCTGATTCCTCAGCAAACTTATGCGGGAACTCAACACGCATTCTGCGGTCTAACTCAGCATAGTATTCATCGCTAGTTGTATCGAACCCTTCGTTCTCTGCCAACTGCTTATGGATACTAAACGCGGTAAGCGTCATAGGCTCGTTTTGTCCAAACCATTCATTCCGCTCTGCCCAAGCCTCTGCTTTAGGGTCGGGCTTTGGTTGCTGAGGCTGTTGGACTTGTTGTGGCTGAGGCTGTACAGGCTGTTGTGCCTGCTGTTCACGTTGAGCCTTAATGTAGTTAAGACGCTGTACTTCTGTCGCGGTCTGAGCGAGCTGACGTTGCGCTTCTACTTGACCATCAACATCACCACGATCAATAGCGTCACGCAACTGGTTACGCAATGCTTGCTCTTGGTATGTGATACGCCCTTCAAACTCAGTTACAAAAGAGTTATCTAGAGTAGTTGTCCGTGTGTTTGCTTCTTCGAGCTGTTTTTGTACGGACTTAGCGTATTCCAACGCGGCTTGCTCACGACGTTCGGCTTCCCGCATTTTTGCGGTGAGCTTACTAATACGCTTTTGGACGCCTTCGCCATAATTTTCTAGCTCGTCGTCTCCGGAGGCTTTGGCGGGTTCTGCGGCGTCTGATTCTTCGGAAGCTGATGCTTCCTGCGATTCCGTATCCGCGTCTTCCTCGACTTCAACCTCAATCTCGTTTTCAGTTTCCTGATCCTCGAGTTGGTTTTTTACTTCTTCTGGCATGGTGCTCTCTCCATGTTATAGATGCAAGATATCATCTGGGCTACCGATGCGAGCAAGTACCTCGTCATCGTTGAGGAGCCGAACTTCCCCACCCTCAATCTTGAAACGACTTCCGGCATATCGGCCGAAGATAACCCAATCGCCTTCTTTACACCAAGGCTCGGCATCTTCTCCGAATTTATTGGGGTCTTGGTACGCAAGCGGACCAACCCGTAATACATATCCGCAGACAGTAGCCACTTGCTCACGCTCGCGGGCTTCGTCTGGTAGTAAAATCCCGCCCTCAGTCTTTTTCCGTCCTTGAAACGGCAACAATAAAAGTCGCCATCCCGTTGGTTGCGGTAATCGATCAACAGCGGATTCTGGTAATTTGCTTGGGTCTAGGTAACGCTCTTCAGGGGCTACGTACGCCTCTTCTAAGATACCCTTTTTACCCTTTGATTCTGGTTGTTCTTTTTTCGCCCGTTCTTCAGCGATATAATCAGGTACGAGTAATGTTTTAGTCATCTGTATCAGACACCTTGTTTAGCAGGTCTTTAAGATCCTGTTCAGTTTGAGCAAGCTCCCCGAGTCTAGCTCGGAGTTCCTTGAAGGCGGTAAAGTCTGCAACAGGACCATAACAGATAGCTTCTGTTACTGACTTTTGCCGTTCCCTGATATTCTTAAGCATGTTTTCATAAATGTAAAGGTCATTCATCACACTAACTCAAAATGTGGTGCATCAATAAAGGGGCGTTTGCCTTCAGCGCGGCGGGTATCTACATAGTAGTTCATCGCTTCTTCCATTGTACCGTCCCACTCACGGATATCGCTTACATTCCATGCCGCGCCCCAACGAATAGCCACGTCTTGCTCTGAAGCCGCTTGTTGAACAGCCTCAGCAATGTTGTCGTACACACTGAGTTCCCAACAACCACGACCGCCGACGTAAGCCATCAGATCCACGGCGTTACCTTCAAGGTGCTTTGACTTCATCGTCTTAGACGCTCCTTTCTCCACCAGAGCGCGTTGTTCTTCTTCGGTACGCAACCCACAGATTACCCCAAAATCGGTGTCTGTGAGCTCTATGGCGCGTTTGACGACGTTTACCAGACGCTCGTCTACACCTTCTAGCTTATCTAGGCTACGTTGTGATAGTTTAAAACTCATTTTGTCAGTCCTTTCATTTTCTCAAAGCTACGCATGCCACCCAAACCGAGCATACCCAACAGCACTGTCATCAGCGAGTCCATGTCAAACGACGGTAGAGTAGGGATATCCACTCCCGCAACTGTAACAGCAAACATAATAAGAGGATTGGCAACAAAGTGATAAGCGAGAGCAATACCACAAGTCCAACCGATAAATGGACGCCACCCTGCCACAAAAATGCTCCGATGTTGAGCTTCTGCCTTATTGACCTCAACTTGTGCCATAGCCGCTTCATGCGCGGCTTTTTCGGCCATCGTCGCAATCTCATGAGCCATTGCATTTTTAGCGTCTTTGTCCTCGATAAACTTATCAAGTATTCCAGTTACGGGTCCGATCAAAGCCTGTAGCATAACTCACCCCACGATCCAAGCTGTGATGAAAGACAGTGATGATATTGTAAGTATCAACTGTAAATCGATCAGTTTTAACATGTTGTTTTTCCTTCACCTAAAGACTTCAACTGAGCCTTCTTTTATTTTCTTAGGCACACAGTAAGCGTCTACCTTACGCTTTGTCCAATAGTTGTATCTCCATTTGCCTACTCTAGCGGCAAAATAGTTACATCGATTGATGTCGTACCAGTACGAGGTGTCTTGAGGCTGTGGTTTCCCATCCAAGACAACCATCAGCGCGAACACCAAGATCAACTAACTCTCCTTTCTGGCCTTTAGCGCACTAGCTCCGAAGAACGCTGATACCAAAACAGAAATCGACACAAAGTAAGTTGGTGCGATATCTGCAATCAATTCAGCCGCTTTGCCCATAGACAACACATCGGCCATAAAAATACCAAACGGATACAACAAGAGCCCAAACAGAGCAAACCATGCCATACGACGTTGGGCATCACGTTGTTTATCGTCGTCTTCCATTTTGCGACGACGGTCTTCAATCATAATTTCACGTTCTTCTGGGTCTAACTTCCCATTACCGTTCATGTCGTACTTTTTCATTTCTTCTGTCATTATTTTACCCCACGGAACTTAACGCCTGTGAGAGCTTGACCACGACCACGAGAAATCTTTTCTTTAGCTTCACGAGTAGCCCTATCAGTACGCGCATTCAAAACTGTTCTGTAGCCTTCTTTGCAGGCTTGGCAGGTTTGATCTTTTTTACCGTGCATGGCTACTCCTTAAAAGAGTTTAGTGTAGGACAGTAAACCACCTATACCACTATTAGCACCATACGTCCCTTTAGCACTAAGTTCACCACCAAAACCAAACGGGTCTTGTACAGAATATGTACCAGAAACACTCGGGTCGCTTGGGTTTAGGTTGCCCCCTACTTTGAGGCTTCCTGGACCAATATCAAAGGTTCTCGCCGCATCTACCTTGTCTCGTATATTAGCGAACTGATCTTTTACCTGACCGTACATAGACTGCCCAAACCCAAGTGCGCCTGTTGGGGCATTGTAGTTGAGATTGCCAATCGCAGATCCTATCGGGTTTCTCGCCGCCTCGATATCAGCCAACGACCCATAACTGGTAGTAGCACCCAACCCGCCAATACCTGCCTGAGACATTGTGGTAGGCATACCTACTCCGCTTGCATCCATAGTGTAGCCAACGGTAGGCGCGGCAGATTGTCCTACTTTAGTGGCAAACGCATCAGCCCCAGGATAATCGTATCCATAAGTAGGTGCAGGAGACTTGTTAACAACTCCCATATTGGAGGGAGTAGGAGCAGGAGCATCGTCAGGACGGTTAGTAGACTTAGACTGATTGAAATTATATGTGTTTTTAGGTTTCTGATCAACTTGTGGCTTACTCGATCCACCGCCGCCGCCTCCGCCGCCGCCGCCAAAGCAATACTTTAATTCTTCAAACTGATCGTAATCGCATGGTTGTTCTTCCCAACCAAACAAATCGTCTCTAAATTTGCGCTTGTTGTAGAATCTCATGTCACCATCCAACCTAATCTATTTTGTTCAGTGCGGAAGATCCGCGCTTTTACTCCTCTACCCCACCAAGAACGAGCCATTTTACGGATCTCCTTAGCGCATTGTTTGCACGAGCCATAGGGCGCGGCATAATCTATAACCCAAAGCCTACCGTATTGATACTCAAAATCTAAAGCGTTTAGACTTGAGGGATCATCTATGTACTTACGCTCCCTGTCTGGGGGCAAATATGTCCAAGTAATCATACAATCCGGTTGGTCTTCTATATACACTACATGTAATCGGTCATTGAGCCAAGGACCGATAATGTAATCAGCGATCTTCTGCTCTCCCCATTCAGCATGATATTCGGAGTCACATAAAACTTGGAACGCATCGATCAGCACACGTCCATCAGGCATGGTTATCTACCTTGCTGACGTTGCAGAGCAATCTGCGCCCGCATGTTGGCAATATCTTCTGTAGACTGGATACGCTCTCTGGCGATATCTGCGTTTTGCGCCGCCCGTTGTGAATCCAACTGAAGTTTTTGCTGATCGGTTTGTTGATCCATCTGCATTTCTTGCTCGCGCAGTGCCAACTCTTGTTGCTTGATCTGCACAAGCGGATCTTGCTGTGGCTGTGGCGGCATTTGCTGTTGATACTGTTGAATCAACTGTGCCTGTAGCTGAGCAATCATCTTGGCATGCTCTTCTGGCGGTTGTTGCTGTGCTTGTGGATCTTGCGCCATCTGCTGATCGTGCAATACCTGAGCCTTCATGCCGATATGCTCGTAGATATGTTTTTCTAGCGTCATGAGTACCGCAGGTTGCATCTGTGCAACTTTGGACTGCATGTAAGCAAAGTGTACTGCCATGTGAGCATCGTGGTCTTGCTCTGGGAACGCCTGCATCTTGCCCTGACCTGCCGCCGCTTGGCTTGCAAACTGGTTTTCAGAAGACGGATCCATCGGCTGTGGTACAGGTGCAGGTTTGAGCAACCCTTCAATGTTGTTCACACCCAAGGCTTCGTACACACGGCGATAGGCTTCGTGGATATTATGTAGCTCAGGTGCGGCTTGCGCGAGCTTGAGTTGCTCTTGTGCTAACACCACCCTTTGCGACATGCTGAAGATGTTGGGGTCACTGACGGGCAAAATGTCCACCCGCTCGTCAAAGTCTTGCGGCTTAATCTGTTGGTCAGTTCCGACCTGATAAGGGTAAGGTGTAGGGTCTTGAGCAAACAGCTCTGCGAGCATCTTAAGTTCTTGTTTAAGGCTCGCATGCAACCGTTTATGCACTGCGCTGACGATCCGAGCTCCGCGCTCAAGGAGTGCAATAGTTGTTCCAACTGGCATTTCCTGTCTGCCATCGCCCACGCCCATATCTGTTGTGCCAATAAAGCGTTGAGCAGATTCAATAACAAAGCCCATCAACTGCATCAGCGTTGCGCTAGGCTCTTTGTACGGCAGAGGCATCAACGAAGTTCGTAAATCGCCCCCAGGAACGTCAACATCCCTAAATTCTCCGGGTTGGATCGGGTTTTGGTCATCTGCAATGCGTAAACCACGCGCTTTGAAGCCCGCAGGCATGTTACTGAGCGTTCCGGCATCAATTAGCTGACGCAAGTTAGCAGTAGCAGTCCGGCTGAGGTTGCCAAGCAGGTGGATAAGTCCGAAACCGTAAAAACCGAGTCCTGGAGTGAACTTGTAGTGGACAAAATGAGGTATTTTGTTCTTTAATGGGTCATCTACACGGAAATTACGGCGGATGGACAATACTTCTTGGCTCTCAGAGCTGACAGTGACGATATACGGTAGTTTAATACCTGTTTCTTCGCCTTCTGCATCTAAATCTGGGTACTCCATCAAGTCCAAATAGCAGTGGCACTCGTATAACGTCGTTTCTTCGTTGCTACCTGTGCTTTCACGACCCTCGAGTTTGTCGTAAGCCTCTTGGATTTCGCCTTCAACCGACTCCTCATCGGCCTGAACGTCAATATCCTTGTAAAAACCGCTAACTTGGAGCTTTCTGAGCTCATTTGTTGACATTTTGAGGACGTGGGTGATGCGTTCTGCGCTTTTTAGATCAGTTGCAGTGTACGGGGCAACGATATCTTCGGCAGGAACGAACTTGCTCACAGGTCTCGCGAGCGTATCGTCACGGTAAACCTTCTTAAATGCGCTACCTGCAAGTCCCAAGTAGTACAGCATCTGGTCAAACTCAGGCTCGTACTCCTCCATACGGTACATGATCATGTAGTTCATGTAGTCTTGGACGCGTTGTGCCTGTTTTTCGATCTCTGGGGACGCTACCCCTACGATACTTGCGCGTACTGGACCCTTACTAGGGAGCATTTCTTTGTACGCACCTGCTTGGAACTGAGTCACAGCCTCATTTAGCACGGGGTGAATGACGCCTGTTGCGCCATCAAACGGTTCGGTACGGGCTTCGTACTTCAAACCGAGCAAATCTAGACCCTTACTGTAGGTTTCTACCCAGTCTTCGCGGCTTGATTTGTCTTCTTCAACACTATCGAGGACATAAGTTGCTACGCCCGCAAGCGTATCATCACTGACATACTCAGCAAGGTTGTCGTAAAAGTCGTCTGGCTCAACACCGTACTCTGTTTCTTCTTCACCAAAGGTGATTTCTGCTCCACCTTCGCCATCTTCTTCTATCTCTACCGAAATATCATCGTCCAAAAACTGTTGTTCTTGTTCGCGGAGTGCTTCTTCTTCAAGACTGAAAGTGTCGTTAGGAGCTTGCAGGAGACTGCGATCTACATTGCTTGGGCGGGGTTGCATAGCCATTAGTAATAAATCCTTTGCACAGGTACGGCTTCATCATCTTCGTAGTCTTCCGGATGCTGAATAAAACCACCCTCTCTAAATCTACGAAGGGCTTGCGTCACCGTATCCACGAAGTCGTCATTTTCGCCTGCCGGAAACGCCGCGCACTCTTCGATAACTTCTTCTGCCCATCGGGTATCTGGAGCCCATACTAACCCAGATTCCATAATCGGCGCAATTGAATTTACGCGAGTGAACTTGTCGTTGCCACGAGACGGGCTGTAGTTGGTTACTGGTATACCCATGTTGCGGAGTTCTTGCGTGAGCGGCATACCACTAGCCTTAGCTTCTATCAACACGCATTCCGGATCCCAATACTTGTATTCGTCTAGCGCAATGCGCCGCAGTTCAGGAAAGTCCCACCGCCCACGTTTAGCATCTACAAGAATAATGTTCGGCGGACCGCCCTCATGTGGGTAAAACACACCCCAAGTAGTAATCGCGCTATAGTCGGCAGACTCTTTCTTACTGTAAGCGGTATCGTAACTCTGCATAATGTATTCTAGTGGCGGGATATCCTCTTTTTCCCACGTTTGCCACCAATCACGCTTGAGTATAGCAGACTGTTCACTTGTCGGGTTCTGTTGCCATTGGGCTTCCCACTTACCTACGGACAAACTACCCTTAACGGCAAGCAAATCTTTCTTGTTCCAAAACTCAGGCCAGAGCGGTTCATTGCTTTCGGGCATGATCGCCGGAAACTCGACCACTTCCCATTGGTCGGCCAATACATCTCTACCTTGTTGGCGGAGCAACTTCCCTGTTAGATCATTCTCCGCCCACCGCGTCATGATAATGACAATCGCGCCTCCTGGCTGTAAGCGTTGGCGGGGACCCGAGGTATACCATTCGTAAGCATGTTCCAAAGCGGTAGGGCTAAGTGCATCTTGCTCAGAATGCGGATCATCGATAATCAACAAATCAGCACCACGTCCGGTCACCGCACCACCGACACCCGCCGCAAAGTATTCGCCGCCCTTACTTGTCTCCCATCGACCTGCGGCCTGACTATCTGCGCGGAGCTCCACGTTTTCAAACACCTTGGTATACTCAGGCGAGTTCATCAAGTTACGCACTTTACGACCAAACCGGAATGCAAGTTCAGCGGTGTGCGTTGTCTGCATAATCTTCAATGTTGGGCGTCGCCCCATCAACCACGCAGGTAACAAGTAACTACCAAACTCACTCTTCGTATGTCGTGGTGGCATATTGACGATCAATCGCTTGAGCTCGCCTCGCGCTATGCGGTTAAACTTTTCTGCCATAATCGCATGGTGGCGTCCACTAATGAACTCAGGCCAAACCGTCTTACAGAACTCCATAAAGTCCTCTTTACTCGATTCAGCCTGCTGTATCTCTTGCGCTCTATCCAATAAATGCGCGTACTTACGCAACTGGTCTTCTGGGATTAACCCTACATCCACGGTTCGTCGCTCCGTCTATTTCATTCTAGTGCAAGGTGACATTGCCCACACCCATGACAACATGCTCACCTAAATCCGGACAAAATCCCACTATCAAGTAAGGCACTTGGTCATCAGGTAACTCAGCAGGAACAAAGGAACGTGGTTCATGTTTCCACAACTCGCGCCACTCGTCCACAGTTACAAGATCAAATGAATTAGGGTCAATCGTCATAATTGCACAATATATCGAAAATTTTTCTAGGGCAATGAACCTATGAGCATTCTACTGTATTAGGGGGGTGGGGGTCTCGGCTTTTGATCGAGTACAGTTCACTATTGGAAAATGTAAAAAGTCACTCGAAGATTTGTGCAAAACATAGTTAAACCTAACGATTTAACTATGAGAGGTCTCTCGCGGGGGACGCACGAAAAAAGCCCGCACGGTGGCGGGCTTAGGGGGGTGCGGGGGACCCGAGCCCCCCGCTGTGTGCCAGTTACTTGGCGGTGGGTTGGACGACGAGGCGAACGTAACCTGTACCCCACACAGAGGAGCTAGTGCTGTAACCCCCGTTGAGCAGTGCGTGTAAGCAGACAGGCTTCTTACTGCTGTGACCCAGAGGCTTCGCCTTGCTAAGAACTACGCTAAGGCGACGGTCACCTTCCACCCCGTGTAGCATCCAGTTCTGGATGGTTTCGCGGACGCCTCCGCGCTTGCCGTTATACCCGAACGGTACAGGCGCGTCGCTGTCCAACTCAACATTGGCAAGCGGTTCAATAACAACATTGTGCAGGTTGCCGCCCGCATGTTGCTGAACGAATGCCCAGATGTCTTCGTAGCTGACCTCTGCGTCTGTGCGCTTGAGTTCAACAACCTGAGTGGCAGTTTTTGCAGTTGCCGCTGACTTCTTTACTGTTGCCATTTTAATACTCCTTTCTACGAGTTATTTGGCTGTTCCCCTTTGGAACAATTTCAGAATACCACAATAGTGAATTAGTGCAAGCACTTTTTGAACTTTTTTATCAACTATTTTTTATGACGACCTGGTCTCGTTTTTTGGTGCGATGCACAACGACGAGACGAGACGAGAGGATGATTGATAATTATTATAACGCCTAGGGTGAATATATAGGAGAAGGATCTCGGACATAGATTCCTCCTCTTCAAGACTGGGATGGTGTTTCCCATAGAATGGGATGCCGCGAGGATGATTGATAATAATATGCAGGGGACAAAAAGAAGGGGCGATTAACGCCCCAACATAAAGATTAGACAGGCAATAGCCAGTAGCGCGATGAACAGCGTCATGAGTAGTAAGGTCGTTCAGTAGGGAAACTGCGACCTGTGTGTTCTTCAATGTAGATTTCGATGTCGTCCGCACCCCATTCGCCGCCGACCATTAGGTAGTTGTCGTCGCCGTTACCGTCTGGATCCGCGCCATCGTGTGGACCGTGACCCATGCTGTACCCTTTAAGATTGCCATTATACTTGGAGCGATTAACGCGGTCACGTTTAGCCCAAGCATTTTCAATCTTGGAGTAGCCACCCTCAGAACCGAGGAACTGACCAGTTGAATAATACCAACCACCTTCCTCAGGACCACCATACTCACGAGCTGTGCGATAGACGTTTACATAGAACATGATTAACTCTCCTTTCTACGAGTTATTAACAATGTACCTATATAGTAACAAACCACACTTATTGAGCAACTCTTTAATTGTCCGCCAAAGAGCCCGAGGAAGATTGACGAGGATGATTGATAAAGAGGCCTAATAGTATGTAGACACATACTATTGAGAATCTCGCAATCAAAATCATTCTTCTTCCCAGAATGGGATGGGAGAAAAGGGAGGCCGTGGCCTCCCTCCCCGAGATGGTTAGCCTTGGACGACTAACTTGATGTAAGGAGTCATCCAGTATTTGGACGATGGTGAGTATCCGCCGTGCATTAGAGCGTGGAGGCAGACTGGCTTCTTGCGCGAATGTCCAAGAGGCGCGGCCTTATTAAGGACAGCCTTTAGGGACATGTCACCTTCAACGCCACGGAGCATCCAATCTTGGATGGTTTGGCGGACGCCTCCGGTTTTGCCGCCGTACCCAAACGGGACCGGAGCCGCGTCGTCAAGGTCGACATTGTCAAGAGGCACGATTTTCACGTTAGCCTCATTACCTCCCGCGTGGTTCTGGACAAATGCCCAGATTTCCTCGTAAGAGATTTCCTTGTCACCGACTACGAGTTCCGCAGACTTGACAGTGGTTTTAGCGCGAGGCGCAGGCTTTTGAGTTTTTACGTTTGACATTTTGTTCTCCTTTCTACGAGTCTATGTCATAGTTAAGCGTTTACTTAACTATGTTCAGTATAGGGTCATTATTTGTCAATGTAAAGTCATTATTTGTCTTTATGTTTCTTTGATTATCCTTGATTCCGGCGTCAAGAAGAGGCATCATCATCAATCATCATCGGCGGATCTTTTACGATCGCGCGTAGTCCCTGATTCACATATCAAGATCAATCATCATCAATCTTGTTCCTTCCTCTTCTAGAATGGGACGCGAGGACCAAGGACGATGGACAATGATTCATGAAGATTGAGGACGCGCTCCGGTGTCCTTGGACAAAGTTGGAGAAGAAAAGATTTCTTCCTCCTTTATGATGGGACGAGGATGATTGATAATGAAGTCAAGCATACCCGTCCAATCGTACGGAATCCCTGAACTCCAATCCGGGGTCAACGGTCCGTCATTCTCTGTCTGTCCCGCTAACTCCATGGCTCGTGAACCGTGAAATATATTTATAGTTCGGGAGGAAGGATGACCAACCAAGTTCCAGACGTTTCCAGAATATCCGCTATATCTTATCTGCCAAGCAATTTGGTGAGGACGGAGCGCGATGTTCTTTAGCGACTTTAACTTGTGAACCTTCAGTTCAATCCAAAAAGCATGTCCGTCTTTTATCCCGTGTAGATCGGGAACTCCTGGACTAGCCCAGGACTCAAGGCGTGTCCAAAACACGCCCTGATCCTTGGTTGCATCGCGGATTTTAGTCCAGAGTGTTGACTCAGGTTTGGCTCCCATTAATCGTGTGACTCCCCTACTTCAATCATCTCACGGTGTGCCTTGCAATCAGGGCATGGCTCCTTTTCGCTTTGATCATAAACAGATGCGTAGTTGTTACCGAGCATCGGCATCCCACAAAGTGTCTCGTGCTCACCACTCATAGAGAAGTGCTGTTGCCCGAGCCTCTTAGTCCACTCATTAAACCTAGTAGTCACAGCACCACTCCTCTGGGTAATCACTAAACAGCATACCGACTTTAGTCTGTATCATAGCGTTTTCATCAACGACCTTGGAATCACACGGTGTGTCCTTGCCGTGGAAGAGATTGCACCCGAGGGTCTTGAACTTCTTAGCCGCCTCCATGTAGGTGAGGTTTTGACCCCAGTCTTGCATTTCGTGGAAGCTGTCGTTATCCCACGGCTCACCACAATGTGGACAATGTACATCTATCATTCTTGTTCTCCTTTCTACGAGACGTAGCTCTTTTGCTACTGTTACCAGTGTACCCCTAGACAAATACGGCGATAAGTCTTTTGTTCTCAGTCTATTTCCAGATCTACTTCGTCATGATCAATTATCAGATTTCCCTCTTGGACAGCCTGCAGAGCAGGAAACTCCTGCTGAAGTCTAGCGATTTCCTTCATAACCTCATTGCGGTTCATCTGATCAATGCGTCCATGGAGGATTTCTTTACGATCAATGTAGATCCCTGCGGCTTGGCCTCGTGACTTTTCAGCCGCGACTGCGGCAGGATAGTTGCCGTTCTGGATTGCCAGATCCCGAATCTCAGCGAGTTTCTTTACATGACCCTCAAAGCTCACCTCGTATTTACGGGCGAGTTCTTGCTTCAACTCCCTGATCCTCTCTACGACATGGGGGTATCGCTGACCATTCAGTAACTGGGACGCAATCGCGTGGGCGGACTTCTCACTGTATCCGGCACGGATGGCGGCTTCCGTCTGGGAGATGTCTTCACAGACGTAGATTCTACAAAACTCCTCTTGCTTTGGAGTGATGGATTTTTCTGTACGGGGATTAGCGACGACATCAATCGCGGGCTTGTGAGTTGCTTTTGGCAGAGCCATTTCTAAACCTCTTCCTCTTCTATGATGGGATACTTTACATAATAGGGCAGAATTCAAATCGTGATAAATTCAAATTTAAGGCTGTTTGAGATCGCGCGTACTGAGAAAGTTACTTGATATATCGGACTCAACTACCCCAGATACTGGATAAGTGTTTGATAAACCTACTGATAGTAAGATATCGATATATCGGACAATGTTAAAAAACAAATTATCTGTTATCCATCTTTTGGTACTATTAAGCAAAGTATCTATTGAACCTCGTTCGACGGTCAAAGTTCCCTGCCTACCCTACCCCTACCTGTTGTTATTTTGATAGTCGAGCGGCGTCGAGAAACACTCAAATGGGGTCTATGGTAGGTGCAAAAAGAACCCCGAACCATGTAGCGTGGATCGGGGTCAAGCAGTCAGGAGTGACTGATCTATGTCCGAGATTAAGGGAACCTCAAGCCAACCCTAACATATCTTTGACAGATTGCCACATTTTCTTAAAGAAAGATTGAGGTGGTGCAGGAGGAGAAAGGAGTGAATTGTAAGCGTCTCCGGCTTTGGATCGAGTATCCTTATCCCCCTTGTTATTGAACGCCTCTACTGGAATGAGCAGTTTGGGCGTCTTCTTATATAATATGTATTCCACCTGACTGGTAGTGAGCTTGTATCGCTTGGCGATATCTTTATGTGTACCGAGCCCCATCACCGCGTCACTATGGACGTCGGCAATAAGTTGGTCACTGAACTTTTTACGCGCTGATGCCATGAGCTTTTTCCTCTGTCGATCGGATTTGTTGGATTTTCTCAGCTCGCCGCTTGCCCTGAAGGGTCAACGCATAGAGCTTAGGAGTTTGGCGCGGGTGTTCTGGATTAGTTCCAATCCACCCACTCTTTAACATCGCATGGATCTGCTTGGCAGGATCCTGCAATGGTAAATCAGCAAAGTCACAGGAGCGCATCCACTCCCTCTTACGGAGCATCCGTACAAGGATCTCGGCACTAGCCGACCAAGGCAAGAGACGAGTGGCTTTACCAGAACGCCTCTCGGAATGGCGGTCAACAGGCGCAATCGGTACTTCAGCATCTGTAGGGATAGGCACTTTAATCTGGTCGCGGATGATGTGCGCCAACGGCTCGGGGTTTTTACGCGGGCGTCCTGGTCCACGGCGGACAAGCTGAACGGGGATCTCTTTTGGTTCGGTATCAACAGGGCGGACTGGGCGACCTGCCTGCTTCATCAACCAACGGATCTGTCCCGCTAACGTGCGGAACTCTTCGTTCGCCATATTCTTGAGCAACTCGTAAGTTTCTATGTCAATGGCGATAGATTTACTTGTGTTTGGATTTGGCATTTTTCGCGCTCCTTTCTTGCATCAAAGCCACTGCTCTGGCTTTGTTATTGATAGCCTGCTCCAACGACCGCTTTGCCTCAGGGTGTCTGTGACAAATGGTCGCTAACGTGAAGGCGAGTACCCCGCATCTGCGGTCATCGCCAAACACCTCGGTAGTGAAACCACGATTAATGTCGCGTTCCAAAACAAACTCACGCTCGGCGAGCGCGAGGAGATCGGTTATAGCTCCTCGCACCAGAGCGTAGTTATTCAACTTGCGCTCCTGCATGTCTACCACCAACAGGAGTAAAGGACTGTTTCACCTTTCTCCACCGCTTTGAGCGCATGGGTAACGAACTCCATATCGTGTTCGTAGTACTCCTCCATCTGCTCTTGTTGGTATTGGTGTCCGTAGAAGAAACCACCAGGACTTTCACAATCGAGATAAGAATCCTCGATAGTCTTCTTTAGTTCTTCAAGGTCGGACCTACTGAGTGCAAGATGGTTGCAGTTGAGCTCACCTGCGTCGCGGCCTGTTTTCTTAGTCCACAACCGCTCCATGAACTCCTGCAGTCTGGAGTGTTTACGCCAGACATATTCGTTCTCACACATCACATCTACGATTTCCCTGTTGGTATCAGGATCGTGGCTCACTTCTTTGTGCGCGTTGACATACGCAAACTGATCAAGTCCCATTACCGTTCCTCCGCTGTAATATCTGCACGGAAGTCGATGCGGTGATTCAACACGTCAACAACCAAGTCACCAAGTTCGCTCTGGGTAACCAATTCCTCTTCGAGCTTATCAAACTCGTAGTTGTCTGGGTCGAAATCATCTTTACACACATAGCGGTCATCAAGGAAGGAATGTATCGCTTCATGAACATCGGTGTCATGTTCAAGGTCATGAAGCAAATCACGGTAGCTAAGACCACGATCGGCAGTTGCTACCTCGAGCTGTTTTTCAAGAGCCTTCACTTTAGTGTCGAGGTCATCAACCAAACGCACTATCGCGCTCAGGCTAGTGCCTAAGTTCTCTGCATCGGCAACAACGCGGCCTCGCAGTCGGAACAGTTCGGTATCAGTTTCGCGGGGAACTGCACGAGGAACTTCGTCGCGGGCAGAAATATCTGCACACAGACCAGTGCCATCGTCGTACAGGACTTTCATCGTTTGCTGACTAGCAGTGCTATCAGCAGAATTGCTAGGAACATTAGTATCCACATTTGCATCATCTCTTTCTTGCATGATGTACTCCTTTCTAGAGTGGTTGAGCAGAGGCCATTCCCCTGCTACTGTTACCAGTATATAGCCGGACAAAAATAATGATAAGTCTTATTTGTTCGGTCAGAACGGGATCTCATCATCATCTTTGTCGGTGACTTCGGGAGCGAAGGTGCGCTCAATCATTTTCCATATTCCTGAGTTTTCCACCACAGACGCACAATATCCGTCTTCTTGGAATATGCCTGTGATCTCCCAACCTTCTGGCTCATCTTCACTTGCAGTCCATTTCTTATAATGAACCCGGACGTCAATGCACACAGGTGAATTGAAGTCCAGGACATTAATCTCAATGTTCCGCAAACCTGTCATGGTGCGGGTCATTAACTTGCCTCCTGTTTCCTTTCAAAGTGTTCACGGCTCTTACGGATATTCCGCAAGGTGCGTTCAATCCACTCCCTGTTGGATTCGCCTTTGCCATCAGGATAATGTTCAGGCTCAATTGGCTTGATGCTCCGTTGTGTCACCAAGTACAATCCCACAGGTATGGGATCATCGAACCCATCCAACTCCCAAGTCCAACCGCCCCACTCATTTGTGTTCATGGAGTGGCGGTTACCGTACATCACAGCGATGCACGTCTTGTTATGTGACCCGTGGTACGAGTGCGCCGCACGAATCGCGGTTATTGGATCAATGTCCCTAGCCCAACTCGCACCTAAATCTTGGCAGACAGCGTGGAACACCATGTCGTTCTCACGCGCCCAATCTACTTTATCAGTCATTTATACTTCTCCATCTACGGATTGAGGAACTGTTGGAGCTGTGCTTTACTTTGAGCTCAACGCCAACACCTTTGTCTTCGGCGGCTTTCATGAACTTAGGCATGTCGCAATCTTCTTCAAGTGCGTATCTGCCATCTGTTTTGTAGGAAAATGCAGAGAAGTCAGTGGGGCTCAGCCCCACCAACTGGAGTTGGAGATGGTTGACAACAAGCCAACCATGACCAGGATCAGTGCGGTACTCAACGCGAATACTTGTCGACATTTTAATACTCCCGTGGTAAGAGCAGGATGTCGTTGACGAGGAAAAACTTCCACTCGCCAACAAACGCATCGGTGAAGGGGATCGCCTTGGTAAACAAGACGCCGCCGTTGCCATCTTCGGCGCGGAGCTCGGCAGTGGTATCCGGCTTTACGTCGAGTACAACAGTGAGGAACTCCTCTGTTTCCATAAGGTCAGCTAACTCACTAGCCACCAGATCAAGGAACCAGTACGCGCCTCCGCCCATGTGCTGAGCAAAGTATTCAACGCCCTCGGTATATTTGAGGTTGGAGTTAAGTGGGTGACGGTAAAACTCCGTCGATCCACAGAAATGTGCCAGTCCGTAATTAAAACGGTTGACAGTTTCTTCAGATTGATTAAACATGGCAATGCTCCTTTCTACGAGTGTGTGTAGCCATCAGTTTCAATACACAGCCACATCCGTTGCCAGTAGACGACAACAGCGTTATCGCAACCGATTGTGGGTTGGACTGTGCGGCGGAAAGACAAAAACGTACCGTTGTCACCTTCAAAGTGTGACCAGATACGCAGTAGTGCCTTAGATTGTGGTTTAGTCAGTTTCATGGATTGCCCTCCTTTCTACGAGAAACCATGTACCCTTATTATGCGTATAGATTTAGCGGGTGATAAGTCTTATTTGTTCTGGTTTAGTCTTCACAAAGGACAAATCCCTTCGTTGTCCATTTAGCTCCAATCAAAAATCCGCAGTCAGCACATCCTATCTCGCCTTGATCGTCAGACAAGAGGTGAAAAGATCCCGATCCGCAGAGAGAACAGAGCAGAATCTCTACTTCGCGTTCCTCAACGGTTAAGTTGCTATTGCCAGAGCCACTTCTTCTCCTCTCTGGGAATGGGATGACATTGCTTCCTTCATGAATGGGGGGATCACCCGTTTTTTCCATGTACTTAGCCTCGCTTTCTCACCAATATAATACTGTTGATACGCAACTAACGCGTCGTGATGTTTGTACTCATCGGGCATTGCCTGAGCAGGTTTAGTGAACCCTCGTGCTTGCAACCCGACAGGGGGACAGCGGAGCATGGCAATAACTCGTTCACAAGCATGTACTTTTTCATAACGATAGGTGTATTCCTTGCAGAGTGCAAGACCTAGCTTCCAGAGCCAACGGTAGTTTTCAACAGACTGACCTGCCCATAAAGTACAGGGATGTTTTTGATGAACGGCTTTGTATGGTCCAGGAACTTCGTACCGCCAATGCACGGTACTGAGCATCTGGCAGGTTTCTAGTGGCATTTTGACAACGTGTTTGTCGCAATGGTATTGGACACATGTAGCGTGGTCCCAGTCAAGTATGAATATGTTCATCAATGTCCCCTTTCTTTAGAACACCTATAGTATAGCAACGCTAGTTTTGATTGACTTTTCTCTTTTCGTCTTCACGAGCCATTTGCCCAACGATTTTGGCGAACCGAGTCAGCCCTTCTAGGTTGGTAATGATCCCGTTGCCGCCAATGCGCTCCATAGTGAGCACATGAGACTCATTATTATCGTTTATGAGTCCTGCTTTCCACGCTAAATCAATAATAACGCTATTTGCCTTCATTCTCGATGTCGTCCCAGTAAGCATCGTTCACTATCGAAGCAATAATCAACGCTAACTCTTTACAATCGGACTTAACTGCTTCATCAATGAGCCATTTAGTCACTTCTGGCGACAAGTGTTGGTAGATATTTCCTTTAGAAACCCTTAGTTTCTGTAAAAGGGAAGTCACTTCTCGCTTTTGCTCTTTTAGTTTGCGTTTTTTCCTCAATCTAGCGGCTAAGTCCCAATCTATGAGATTTGTGGAATCAAGATCAATCGTAATCAGGTCGTTTGGATCCTTCATATTCTGCCTTATCTAACATAACGGTATGACAACTCCCGCAGAAAACAGAGTTTTGTTTATCTTCAGGGTAAACTCTGCCCCTTGTGGACTGCCCGCAAAAATCACACGTGACAAAGGCGTCGTAGTATGGATGATATATGCTCGGGTTTTTGATTCTTTTTGGTAGTAAGTTCATCTAAAACTCCTTTAGCGGGCAGAAACACAGGGTTCTGTGAATATTTCTGTCTTAAATAGTTCACTCCTTTGTAGAATACGTCCTCTGCAAGACCGTTACCCTGTTGCATTAGCCGATAACAGTGCAGTACAAGCTCTAGTTTATCACTAATGTCACACATCGCGTGTTCTTTCTCGTACACTTGAGTCTTTACACCGATTTTTTCTTCGTATTCTTGCTCAGCTTTGATCATTTCTGCGTTGATAGCGGGGTATCCCCACTTTGTCGTGGCAGGCATATCGCCGAGCTCAGCTTCCGCTACGTCGTGATACAGCATGTAACGCATGGCGTTACGACTACTGTCAGGCCAAAGCGTGTCTAATATCACCATCGCCCGCCAAGTGTGCGCCGCGACGTTCTGCCCGTCTGCCAACTCTGGCCGAGTGTGGTAGCGCATGACATGTCCGCCGCGCAACCGCTCATGCAGTTTCTTTATGTCTGCATTTCGCTGTGGTTGTGGTTCAGTCCTCTTGTCCATGGTTTCTCCGTAAATGTTTGTTTTGCCTCCCCCCAGTTTGGTCCAAACTCTGCATCAACCACGGAGGGAACTTGTAAGTCGACGCAAGTCTCCATAATCTCCGCGATACGCTTGGCTTGTTCCTCACTTTCTACGGAGATATCTAACTCATCATGCACCTGAATCATGGGTAGTATTCCTTCCTCCGCTAAAGCCACCATCGCGGCTTTTGTTTGGTCGGCGGCACTACCCTGAATCAGTTTATTGAGTGCCTTATATGTGAATGCCCGCTTGATAGCAGGACCATGTTCGTTGTACGCTTCTTGGTACGTCATGGGTTTCCATGAACCATAAGCATTCGGCTCCCATTTGTCAAACCTGCACCTTCTACCAAGAAGGGTTCGGATGATACCTTTACGGCTCGCACGATTAGTTGCGTACTCACTTAACTCTCGTACGAATGGGACTTTATCGTGATATGTGGCGAAAAGTTCTTGGGCATCTTCAAACTCAAGGCCAAGGCTTGCCGCCAACTTTTTAGACCCCATACCGTAGAACAGTCCAAGGTTAATGTCCTTTGCTTGCTTACGCGGGACACCAACGATATCTGCCGCCATTTGGTGGAAGTCAGTACGGGCATCTAGGTTGTATTGGTCTGCAAACTCTGCCGCGCCTCTGAAGCCCATCAACTTGGCATAATGCACCACAATACGGGGTTCTTGGCTAGAGTAGTCGAACGCGCCCCATAGAGCCCCTTCTTCCGGTATAAATAAACTGCGTATCATTGGTCCGATTTCGCCATGCCGTGCGGGAATCTGTTGCAGGTTCGGGTTGCTGTAGCTGAATCGACCTGTGACTGTGCCACCATCATCACTGCGGAGTGGGTGCAGTTCTGCGTGGATACGCCCATTGATCTGGTGCTTGAGTATTGTGTCTACAAATGTTGACCGCGCCTTGTTGAACTCACGCGCCTGTACAATCATCTGCGGTACTTCATGCGGGTGATTAGCAAGGAAGCCCTTGGTAAACGACGGGGCGTTGGTCTTTTCTGTTTTGTTGTAGGGTAGTTTCAGCGCATCAAATGCTTTGGCTACACTTTCCGCCGCCCAGATCTCAACGTCCACACCTGTTTGTTTGCCGATGAGGTCGAGCAGTTTTTTCTCACGTTGCTCTAGGTCACGCTTAATCATTTCGGTGCGCTCTAGGTCTACACGCACTCCACGCTCACGCATGGGGATAATTGTTTTAAGTACCTTGAGCTCAAGGTCAAAAATGTCCTGAATGTCTTCCTTAATTATTAAGGTCTGGAAATGTTTCCACAGCCGTAGGGTCAGCGCGGCATCTTGCTCTGCATATTTTCCTACATGATGGGCGGGAAGTTTGTACATCTCGCTCTTGGCATTAACACCAAAAGCATCTGCGGCGGCGCGTAACTCTACTTCGCTTTTCCTGTCTTGCAGGTAATCTCGGCCAAGTGAGTTCAGTGCGTAGCTGAATCGGTTCTCGTCGAGCAACGGTGCGGCGACCATTGTGTCCACGATTCTTCCATGTATCCGCACACCT